CTCTGCTTGAACATTCGCACACACACTTCGTTAGTGCCGCTCTGATGACGGCGCTATATACCCCCGGCGGGACCGGACATGGTCCGGTCCACGGCTATCCCTAGGTAATACTAGCTAGGGATAGCGCTGGACCAGAAAAATTTTTTTTTATTTTTCACGTAAAGTCCTCTACCACGTCTCTGGCCACGATTGGGAATTCCACAGACCGGAATCGTCTTCTAATGGCCAGGTTAAGCTGCCGGTCGACGTCTGGTCCGAAACATTCGTCAATGGAGTAGTTGGAAGTGATGATGATTCGCTTGGGTCTTTGCTTAGGCAGATGGGAGCCTTTGATCTCTGGGGCGAAGGGGTACCTATCGGCCCAAATCTTGAGGTGGTGACCCAAGTATTTCCCACTTGTGAGTTCCCATTCTTCAATGAGCACAGTGTCTTCACCTCTATATCCATCCCACCAATGATTGAGTGCCTTAAGGTATATGTCAGGGTAATCTTCACGCGCTTTTCGGCTCTTGCCAGAACCAGGGGGGCCATAGTACCACAGGTTCTCTAGCTCACCATCCAGAGGAGCGTGTTCTAGTAAGTGGTCCACATGAATCTGCTTCAGAGTCCGATGATACATAATCCGGATCTGAGGATCAATGTCATCAAACTTGCCAGCTTGCGCATTCTGAAACGCTTCTACCCAACGTCTTTTGTTACCTGCGCCTCCGGCGCTGTGTGGACTCTCAGGAAGATCACCGACTTCAACGAAATCTCCGTCTTTCTTGCAGTAATCAGAAGCCTGCTGAGGGGTACCCCTCATGATTTCGAAATGACACTGAGGATGAACATGTTTTTTCAACCATGACAAAGCCTTCTTCTCCTTCAGAACCATATACCCTTGTAAATGAGGAGTTCCGCTTTCTCCAACTTCTCTACCGAACACATAGTACTCGCAATCCTCCGGTATAAAGTTGCCAGTGTTCTCCAAACAATTGGGGTTGTTCAATGTAAACACCCAATGCCGGGCACGGCTTTGTTTACTCTATCACATAGGGGTTTAGTTTGGAGCCACGTGGACAGTACATAGTATACTGCCATTCAGCACTATATGGTGTAATGCGGCGCTTAGGGCCTTGGGTCACAATGATCACATCATCACGAGTCACCATTCTCTGCAGTAACAAATTTTCTCTTACCCCTAAATTTTCGGCCTCCATTTTTTCCTGTAATTCGAAAGGGTTTTTTTACACTCAAGGATCGAACTTGAGAGCGGTGGTCCGTTTAGCTACGGGTTGCTCCACTATGCTATGTTTTCACACTGTGGAGTCCGCAGCTATGCCTATAGGTACCTACCGGACCCAGCTGTGGCCTGGACCTAACGTAACCAGGGGGTACTGAAAAACGGTTCAATCTAGGCGTCTACCATCGCCATGTCTTACCTCACCGCTGCCATCCGTCGGGCCCTTGCCCAACGGAAATACAAAACCAAAAAAACAAAAGCATACCTAAACCTGCGCAATTACAAAACCAAACAAGGCATCATCGGTTTCAAACAACGCATGCCTGGCACCATTGGCAGCACACTGGCACGTTTCATCAAATCAAAAGTTGCGCGCAAAAGAATTAACCCATTGCGAAAGTCAAAGTATCGACGATGATTTATTGTAAGTCCATGGGCAAATTAATCAGTCGAACCGAGACGTGGGTTCTTGCCCAGTTGGTCAATATCTAATTGATCCAACAACGGGCTCTTGAACTTAGTAAACGAGTCAACATGAATTTCGATTGGAATCGTCATACGCTGCACCTTGGTGGGGTCACCACCATGATAATGCGCAAAACAAAACACAACTGCACTTCCGTACGGAACACAATCATATCCTTGAGCGAGAATGTTGTTGAACTGATTTGAACGAGCAGAACCACGCTCAGCAGCACTTTTGCTGATCCACTGATAGTACTGGCAGGCCCTTTCAGTGTCCACATACTTGTGCTTAATCATCTTGCCTGGGCGAACAGAACGCTGGGTAATGACGTTGCTGCCATCAATGGACAACTCGCCAGCAGTAGAGTTCTGATCACCTTTTGTTACTTCTTGGGTCTTCAAAACATATTCCATCTGCTGATCATCAATGCCACCATTGGAACAGTAGATACGCACTGCCTTAGTAACCTTCCTAGGCTTGAAGCCCATATCAATCAACTTGTCCCAGTTTGCCTTACCATGCAAATTCAACAAAGACACACTCGCCATCTTCCGAGGGGGAATGATAATCATCTGCCATTGTCCAACAGATCGTTCCTCCTGATGAGGCAACCCAATGAAATCAGTTCCACCACTTGTCTTCAGGTTCCAATAACGCTTCACTGCAGTATCTCCCATAGGAGGATCAGTAAAATGAAAAGTCACTGCAGTAGGCCCCTGCTTCACATGTCCATACATCTGAACCAAATCATTGAACTGTTTCGGATCGCAACAGTTAAATCCCAACGCATCCACTTTGAACGCAAGATAACTGCGACGATACGGATCCTGATGATTACCTGGCTCTTCCGACCAGGTGTACTCAACTCCATTTGAACGCAACGAATTCATCTGAACAGTCCAATTCGAAGGGCTTCGAATTGACCGAGTCAATGCGTAAAATGCCTTGGGGTCTCGGGCTCGGACATCGTGCCAATACACTCCGGTGGTGTCGGGGTCTGTATCCGGGTACTGCGCCGCAACTGCGTCGGTGGTGAATGGGGGGACGTAGAACGTTCCGAGTGACGTGGTTGACTCGAACGGAAGAGAAGCCGCACAAGTCGTAACAGCCAAATCATAAATGTTTGTCGTAGAGATCTTGAACTTTCCTGTGTCCTTTCCATAGACGGGACGCTTCTTATTCAAACTCTTAGGGGGCATCAATGCACTAGAAGCTGATGGAAACACAACTGCGGCTCCGCCTTCTGTAGCTGAAACTTTAAACTTCGGGTACCCCTTCGTGAACACACCAGACCCGCGACGCGCCTTGCTCTGCTTGAACATTCGCACACACACTTCGTTAGTGCCGCTCTGATGACGGCGCTATATACCCCCGGCGGGACCGGACATGGTCCGGTCCACGGCTATCCCTAGGTAATACTAGCTAGGGA